GGGAAGCGGACGCGACGTGTCGTCCGACTGGATCACAGCAAGATCGCTGCCGACCCGCTCATGGCGTCGGTCAACGTTCGCCTCTCTTCGAGTGTCTACCTCGTGGTGGACACCCCGGAGACCGGCTACACCGTAGCCGAGGCGAAGCAGATCGCAGATGGGCTCATCGCCTATCTGTCTGCATCTTCTGGGGCTCGCCTTACCCAGCTTCTGGGTGGTGAGAACTGATCAAGCCCTAACCAGGTTTGGTCAGGACTGGTCTGAGGGACTTGTGGCTATGGACTCGCCAGCTTCATATGAATGGAGCGACGATGAAAAGCCTGATGTCCCTCTGGAGAGTCACAGCCAATGAATTGGCTGTGAGATGCCGCACTAGCGCCCTTCTCGACTACAACAAGCTCGAGAAGCGTGTTGAAGAGGAGGGGGTGTCGTTTCTAACGATCACCCTTCCCAGCTATGCAAAGGACTTTGAACGGTCCTTAGACGCTGGCTCCATCTCTCGCAACTCATTTGCGGGCTTTGCCCGCAGAAGGAGTGGTCTCCCCCTATTTCTAGGAGGTTTCCTCGAGAGGATCTTCGACACAGATGGTGTGCTTCTCCAGAACCCTGACGTGGATTCCATCTTCGCCGTTCGTCAGTTAACACTGATGTTTGGGAAGATCGAGCTCCCCTGCAGCGATGCAAGGGTGGCTCGCGCCATTGATGGGTACCTGGAGTGTGAGCAGGAATTGGCCCGTTGCGTAGACAGTACTCCTGAAGAGCTGCTTCGGCAGTTTGAAAGGGCCGCAACGCTGCTGTGGTTTGATGCCTTCTCTACGGTTGACAAAGCCGTGGAGGAGGGCAACATCTTGCCTAAGCATGGTCCGGGTTCAACAGCAGATAAGCTTCTGGGAAACCAGAAGTGGACTCTGCCCGAGTGGACGGTGAGAATGGAAGAGGCGGGGCTCCACTATGTGGACTTCGCCTTGCCCAATCACCGCTACTGGCGCCACGCCCTAGAACAGGGCGACGACGTTGTCGGACCCCTCGTCATCGACGAGGGTGAAGACCATGTCGACACTAGGCGTCAACACGAGAATCCGGATCGTGTCCGATTCCTCGAACCTGGAGCGGAGAGACCTGTTAAGGTCATAACCGTTCCTAAGACGCTCAAGACGCCACGTATCATCGCCGTCGAGCCTACTTGCATGCAGTACATGCAGCAGGGAATCTCCACAGCTCTGGTACACGAAGTCGAAAAGCAATGGCCATCCACCCGCTTCAAGCAGGTTGGTCAGCCTAGCTTCGGCTTTGTCGGATTTGAAAGTCAAGAGATAAACCGTCTCCTGGCTCTCGAGGGCTCGCAGAATGGCGAGCTTGCCACACTCGACCTGAGTGAGGCGTCCGATCGCGTCATGAATGGGCATGTAGAACTCCTGTTCGGTAAGCATCCGTCTCTTTCGAGAGCGGTGCAAGCCACACGGAGCTCGAAGGCCCGAGTGCCTGGCAAGGATGGTGACGCTGTCATCATTGAACTTGTCAAGTTCGCGTCGATGGGTTCTGCGCTCTGTTTTCCAGTCGAGGCGTTGGTCTTTACGACCATCATCTTTGCTGCGATTGCAGATGCGCAAGGCACACCACTGACCCGGAAGATGATCAACTCCTTCCGTGGTTCGGTGCGTGTCTACGGGGATGACATAATTGTTCCCGTAGAATATGTGCAACCAGTCATCCGATACCTAGAGGCTTTTGGTCTCAAGGTGAACTCGGACAAGTCTTTCTGGACGGGTAAGTTCAGAGAGTCTTGCGGTGGGGACTACTACGATGGCGAATGGGTAACCCCTGTTCGCGTACGACGTAAGTTCCCTCGTGATCTGGCAGATGTTCACGAAGTTGTGTCGCTTGTGGAGCTTCGGAACCGTTTTTACTGGAACGGTCTCTGGGCTTCCGCACGACACCTCGACGCGATCCTGCGACCCCTTCTCCGGGGATCGTTTCCGATCGTGGAGAGTACTTCTTCGGGGCTCGGCCGCGAGTCCGTTCTGCCTTACAAGGCGGAGCGTTCTTGCAGTCGATTGCACAGGCCTTTGGTTAAGGCCTGGCAGATGGGTGGAAAGCCTCCAGTCTCCCCCCTGGATGGTGTACCAGCCTTGCTCAAGTGTCTGAGCAAAACGAGTGACGAACCATTCGTTGATCCTAGACACTTAGAACGTCAGGGACGTCCTGTTGCCGTCGGCATCAAGCACAGGTGGGTGGCCCCGTACTGATAGTACGTGGGCCT